AGGCGCATGGATAGACGAATCCAGAACGCCTGATATACAATAGTACTCATCAAGGTTCGACATTGGAATAATATGGATAACGCAACCACCCCGCCAAAGAAAAGGCCAGGCCGCCCCTCAAAATACACCCCTGAACTAGCAGACGAGATCTGTCAAAGGCTAAGTAATGGGGAACCACTAAGACAGATATGTAGAGATGATCATATGCCTGCTTGGCAGAAGATCTATGAGTGGATGCATAAAGACCCTAACCTATCGGGAGCCATCGCACACGCACGTGATCAGGGAGGGGATGCCATAGCAGAGGACATCCTCAAAGAAATCAACCAAGAGCCTGAGAGAATCCTCTCTGAGGGTGGTGGCAGGGTAGATCCAGGGTACGTCCAACTGGTCAAGATGAGGGCTGAGATTAAGCTAAAACTCCTGGCTAAATGGAACCCTAAGAAGTATGGGGACAGAACGGTTATTGCAGGCGACAAGGACAATCCCTTGCAATCTGAGGTTGTTCTGACGGCTAAGGATGCTATGGACACCATCGTTCAGCACCTCCAACTCAAGAAGCAGAATGCAAACGCAGGAGCTTAACGAGGTCATTGAGATACTGACCGATCCCGAGGTCAAGGCTCACTTTGCTGTATTACCCCCTGAAGAGCAACTGGCCTACGCCGCCAGGATCAAATGGCTATCAATAGCCCACACCCATCAGATTCCTGCGAGTTGGGACTGGTCAATCGCCCTGGTACTTGGAGGACGGGGAGCAGGTAAGACCAGACTTGCGGCAGAGTGGCTGTGGTGGCAGGCATGGACTAGGCCAAAGACCAGATGGTTGGTCGGCGCCCCAACTCACTCCGACCTGAAGGATGTCTGCTTTATGGGTGACTCTGGCCTGGTTAACGTCATGCCCCAGATCCTCATTAAAAAGCACCTAAAGGACGATAACGAGATTACCCTGATCAACGGCTCAATCATCAAAGGAATCCCTGCTTCAGAGCCTGAGCGCTTCAGGGGGCCACAGTTCCACGGTGGATGGCTAGACGAGTTGGCGGCGTGGGATTACCTCCAAGAGGCTTGGGATCTGCTCAGCTTCTCCATTCGTTTGGGAGACAAGACCCAAGTTGTATGTACGACAACGCCCAAGCCCAAAGACCTAATCGTTGATCTGGTAGGCAGGAATGGGCACGATGTAGCCCTGACCACAGCATCCACCTACGCCAACATTGACAACCTATCAGCAAACTTCCGCAAGCAGATTGAGCAGTACGACCCAGAGTCAGCGCTGTACCGTCAGGAGGTCTTGGCTGAGATCTTAGACCCTGAGCTAACGGGTATCGTCAAGCGCAAATGGTTTAAGCTGTTTCCCGCCTACAACTCGCAGGGTGAGCCAATGCCTTTGCCCAAGTTCGAGTTCATCCTCCAGAGCTATGACTGTGCGTTCACAGAGAAGGCGCACAACGATCCAACAGCGTGTATCACTTTCGGTGTATTCAAACCCTTGGATGGTCCGATGTCAGTGCTCATCCTCGATGCCTGGCAAGACCACCTGCAATACCCTGACCTCAAGCCAAAGGTGATGGATGAGTTCGAGACGGTGTACGGCGAGGGTAAGGATAAGAAGCGGGTGGAGATGATTTTGGTGGAGGACAAGGCCGCAGGGATCAGCTTGATCCAAGACTTGCAACGGGCACAGTTACCAGTACAGAGCTACAATCCTGGTAAGGCTGACAAGGTTCAGCGGTTATCAATTGTCGCCAATATCATACGGGCAGGCAGAGTCTGGGTGCCAGAGTCAAGCATGAACAAAGGGTACGTAAGGGACTGGGCAGAAGGCGCTATAAGCCAGATCTGTGCTTTCCCTGACGCAACACACGACGACTACGTAGATGCGCTTACACAGGCCTTACGGTGGCTTAGAGACGCAGGGTTCCTGAACATTGATCCTGCCCCACGTGAAGACTACGACGAGGAAGATTACATTGACGCCAACCCACAACCGAGAGTAAACCCATATGCTGTTTGATACCGTTAAAGACATCATTATCGAAGAGTATGACGTCAATCCTGACCTGATTAAGCCTGAATCCAGAATGTCAGACCTAGACTTAGACTCTCTTGCGTTTGTGGATCTTATCTTCAGGATAGAGGACGCAATCGGTAAGAAGATACCAGAATCAGCAATAAACCCAGACCAGACAGACATGACACTGGGTGAGCTTTGCACATTGATTCAGAAGCTGTAGCAAGGGTACACTTGAGGGCAATATCTACCATGAGGCACACCTATGGCTGACAACTCATCATTTAGCGGGTCGGACTGGCTCCGCTTCATGGCTAACCAACCATCATCACCTATCAGCACAGACGCTATTAAAGCTAATGCTATTGGGATGGGTAATACGCTCCACAACACTTTAGGCATATTTAATCGACGTGGACCGTTATACCAGGCCGCTATAGATCCCAAGGCATATCTTGAGGGCATGAAGACGCCAAGCGCTGAAGAGATGGCTATGGCGTTCAACCCTGCCCATCTTGGCGCAATGGCAGTCACAACTAAGCTTTACTCAGGAGTTAACAAAGCGGCGGCTGAGTTGCCAAGGACTAAGGGTACAGGTAAGGAGTTCATGACTGAGCTTAGCAAGAAGCCCGGCGTGAAGAAGGCTGAACTGGCAGACAGAAACTTGCATGAGATCAATGATCTACCCAAGATGACCAAGGATGAGTTCCAAGCTGAACTTGCCAAGCGCCCCAAGCCTACCGTCACCAAGAAGATTCTTAGCAATGATGCTGAGAAGCTATATATCGTACCGCACAACCCTGACAGCATACTGGACGAAAGGCACTGGGTTGTTGATAGCAGTGGTGAACCAGTCACGGCGCATCCTTTCCCATCTAGAGAAGATGCTGAATCTCATATTGAAAATCATGAGATAGATGAGAATGGGACACACCATGAGGGTTTTAAGCTACCCGGTGGAAATAATTACCAAGAGCATTTGTACAAGTATGAGCCAGAAGGACAAGAGCCTTTTGTGGCAAGGAAAGAGCATTTTGGTGCTGAGCCTAATGTATTAGCAAGTGCTCGAACAGTTGACCGCAGAACACCTGAAGGAAAAAAAATCCTACACGTTGAGGAGATCCAATCTGATTGGCATCAGCGAGGCAGGGATGAGGGATATCAAAGAAAAGATTTAACACCTGAAGAAATTGATTTAAAGTACATCCCTCCACAAGTACCAGAAGGACATAATCCAAGTAATTATCCTGGATATTACGAAGCATTTGATAAAAATACTGGTGATTTTGTTGGTAGACATAGTGGGGAATTAACTCATGATCAGGCTATGCGGGATGCCGTTGCCTCTGCAAATCAATTTAAAACTGGCGTACCACAAGCCCCATTCAAAAAGAATTGGGAAGAGATGGTCAGCAAGGACTTAGTCAAACACGCAATTGATAACGGATATGACGGCATAGCATTGACTAATGGTGAAACGCAAGCGGATAGATATAACCTTGGCAAATACATAAACGAACTTCATTTATCTGGTAGTGATTTGGTTGGCTATGATCACGATGGAAATACGGTCATAAAACAAACTGGTGTTACACCAGAAAATTTAAATCAATATGTTGGTAAGAAGGCGGCTAAGAAGCTATTAGATCAGCCACAGCAAGGAACATTGCGGTCACTGACAGGTGAAGATTTGTATTTAGGCGAAGGCATGAAGGAGGCTTATGACAAGCGCCTACCAAATGTCTTCAATGATATTGGTAAGCCATATGGCGCTGAGATGAAGCTGAACGCTATGCCAGTTCAAAAAGAATCTAAGTATTATTCACAAATGCACAATAATGGTTTTGGTGTATTTGAAGAAGATGGAAACAATGAATTAGTATCAAATCATCCAACACTAGAAGAAGCAAATACAAAGGCCAAAGAACTCAACTCTACACCACTTCATTACATGGAATTCACGCCAGAGATGAAGCAAGGAATATCAGAGAACAGCCTTCCTGCATATAAAAAAGGTGGCAAGGTTCATGTTGCTGATGATGCTGACATGATGCGCCACGAGTTGATGATTAAACCTGTGCGTAGGTTTAAAG